GCTCTCGCGGAAGGATCGTTCCGGGTAGCCGTTCGCCCACGCCGCCTCGAGGATGAGTTCCTGAAGACCGATCCCGCCCCGGAACCGCCGCCCGGCGCGGTCGAGCAATTCCTCGTCGTAGTGCTCCTCGGGGCTGGCCAGCTTCGCCGTGAGGACGCAGGCCGCCTCCAGCACGTCGGCGTCGCACGTCCTGCTGCGCTCACGCGTGGTGGAGAGGTGCGCCTGCACCTGGGGCCGACCCTCCCGCATGGCCTTGAGCACCTTCTGGCTGGTTTCCTCCAAGCTCCAGCCCAACCGGATGGCGTCGCGCTCGAGCTTCGGGTACTCCCCGCCGCAGATGTCCTGGATCGCCGCCACTCGCTCGCGCTCAGCTTTGATTGCGCCTTCCGCCTCGGCCTTTGCCGTCGCACCGGTAGGCGCGCCCTCTGCTGTGGAGACGGCGCGGGCAGTGATGGCCGGCTGCGCGGCCTCATGCTCCGCTTCCTGTCCCTTGGCGGCGGCCTTGGCCGTTTTCTCTTTCCCGCCTGTGGGCTTCACCGGGGCGGGGGAAGGCACAGCGGCGCCCGCGATGTCATCGGGCGGCTCCTCGCCTTTCTCCCAGGCCGCTTTGAGCAGGGCTGTCTGCTCTGCGTTCAACTTCGCCGCGTCAATCTCATGCGACTCAAGCCACTTCTCGAATTCCATTGCGTCACCTCCATACAGAGTGAACGTTGCCGCCACTTTCATGCGCGTGGCCGCGTCCGCGCCTACCGCGACGACTGAAACCTCCCGCAACACCGACTTCCTCACGTGGTAGAAGGGGCCGCTCTGCTGCTGGCCGTTGACGTTGCGGCTTCCCTTCACCAGTTCGGCCTGCACCACGTCGGCGCCGATGGAGAGTTGCCAGTCCCCGCCGGCCTTGGCCTGCTCGACGATGCCGTTCGCCTGGCCGCTGGTGGACAGGATTTCGCCGTCGACGTGCAGCGCGTTCGCCTCGACCCTGCCGCGCACGACTCCCACGCGGCTGCCGGTGCGGTTCTCGTGGTTGCTCAGGAGCGGCACCGACTCCGGTATCTCCATGCCCGCAAGGTCAACCACGACGGGGAATCGCCAGCCGGGCAGCTTGATCTTGCCGCCGGAATACGCGAGGCCCACGACGCGCAGCTTGCGCTGCGCGCCGTCACCCGCCGCCTGAATCTGAATTGTTTCCTGCGCCATTGCCTGCCTTTCCTGCCGGTGCGGGTATATCGGTTACGTCCTGAAGGCCCAGTTCGCGCATCAGCGCCTTCTCCTTCGAGCGCTGACGTAACTCCGATTCCCAGTCGAGTCCCTGCCTGGCGTACTCGCGCGCCAGGGTCGTGGTGTTGCTCTTGAGGCGTGTCTCCTGCGCGTTGGCTTCCTTCGCGGGGTCGACGTGTTCCTGCCCGTCCCAAAACCACTGATGGTTCGGCAGCGGGCCGGTCGCCCCCTCGAACAGAACGCCGGTCGCCAGCGCGTACTCCCACAGCCACGCCGAGAGGATGCGGTCGAGGACTTTTGCCGCCATGAAGTCCTGGTCCACGCGGATGGACTTGTAGTAGACCTGATGGTCAAGCCGCCCCGAGGCGTAGTTGTAGCCCGACGAATTCCCAGCGGCGACGTTGAACGGCATATTCAGGCAGCGGGCGATTTCGTTCAGGATTTCCTTCTTGAACTCCGCATACGTTGTCGCCGGCTGCATCGGCTCGACCTGGCTCATCTTCCAGCCGCCCGGCATCGTCATGAGCATGTTGCGCTCAAGCTCGATGGAGTCCATCGGCTCGACCTGCTCGGCTTCCCCGTTCGCGGGTGCGTCCGTGTAAAGGATTCCCGCGAAATCAGCAGCGGCTTCGGCGGCAGCCAGGACCGCCAGGGTGAATCGGCGCAACTGGGCGAAGAGTGGCAGGGCCGGCGTGATCTCCGGGATGCCGCGATGCTGGCCAGGCCGCTCCTGCCGGAAGACGTGGATCATGCTCGGCGCAGGGACGTCGTCGAAGTCGTCGAGAAGGTTCCACGCGCTTCCGCCCGGATGCTCTTTCAGAACGCGGTAGAGCGTCGGATTGCCGTACCGGTCGAGTTGAATCCCGTCCACCTCAGGTGTTTGCGTACAAACACCGCCCTGCGGATTGAAGAGGTTTCCCCACGGGCTGGTCACCATGTCGGCCTCGGTCAGCCGCAGGTCGAGCTTCACCGGATGACCCACGCCGGGATTGTTGACGAGGATGGCGAACGCCTCCCCATCCTGGCAGCGGGCCATGCGCATCGTGCGCAGCTTCTCAGCCAGAGAGACATCCGTCGCCCACAGGTCGAACTCCCGCTCCACCTCGCGGTTCAGTTCGTCGGCGCCGGTGAGCATTTGCAGGCGCGGGCCTGTGCCGATGGTGTCGTTGGCCAGCGTCAGGACAATGCCGCGCGCGTAGGAGTTGTTGGCGACCTCGTACCTGGCGCGGTTGCGAAGAATCCGGCGCACGTCTGCCGATGCCGCCGAGTCCGCCGACAGCCCGTCGGCGTTCGCCCAGTGCCGCCGGTTGTCTGCGGTCGTCGCGGCAGAATCGAACCGGGCGCGCATTCTCGCCATGCGTCTCTCCTGCGACGGAGAGCGGCGCAGGGCGATAGCGCGCAGCCGCCGCTGCGGGCAGAGGCCGCTCAACTGAATCCGCTGTCTTGGAACCGTCGCAACCATTAACCCGCCCCCGGAGGAATCATTTTGGTCACGCGAACGCCCAGGCCGCGAGACCGCGCCGCCTGTTTGGAACTGAGGTAACGGTCCGCTTCGATCTGGTCTTTCAGCGGGTGCTGCTTCATGGAACCGGAATCGCCGGTCACTTCCGCAGGCGCAACGGCGTTCTCCCGGATCGTCGTGTCGTTCAGTTCTTTCGCCATCGCGTCATCTCCCGGAATCACACGTGCCGCACTGCGCTCCCTCCATAGGGTTATTTGCCGCTCGAAGGGGAAGTTGCCGAAGAATCCGGAGAGAATCCGAAATGCGTCCACCGGTAGACATCGGAGGACAGATTGGAGGGGAAGTCAGAAGGCGGTGTGCTCGTATGTGGTGATCCGGCGCCCGCAATGTCGGCACTCGCGGCGGCGCATGATTCGACTCCGGGTAGTCGCGCGGGTGTAAATGACGTGGAAATGCCGGCAGCCGCACTTCGGGCATTCCAGACCGCGCCTTTCCACGTCGCTTGCAGTCTCAGTAACGATGGACGTATTCCGGTCGTTCGGCATTTATCGGTCCCTCTGCTTCCGAATGTCGCTGAGTCGGATCGGCTTGTTCACGCGGATGACCCTCTCCTGAGCGCCCGGCAGCGACACGCCTTGTATCGAGGCGGCCACGGCGCATCCGACGATCCCGTCAAACCAGTGGTTATCGGCCATGCTCGGCTTTATCTTCCATTCATCAACCACGCGGCCCCGCCCCTCTGTTCGGACTTTGTATTCGGCAGTCAGGTGTTCGGAGAACAAGCGGTGCGTCTCTGGGTTCCTCCCGAAGAGCGACAGGCATCCTGCGTCGCCCATGGGGACGGCCAGGCGAGAATGGATGAACGACTTCCAGTAGTTCGTGTCATAGATGACGTGCCGCACCGCGCGTTTCCCCTTCACGCTGGGTATGCGCCAGTTATGGCCGACGCGATCTCCCTTCTTCCGGGTGTATTCCGAGAACGGAATGCTCGATGCGCCCACGTACTTCCCGTGGCTCGGCAGCAGAATGGCGGCGTGTTTGCTTTGCCGGCAGAACTGGTACACCACGTCCGTGCTCTGTCCCCAGTTGGCGTCTATGAGGCATCGCTCCACGCGCATCATCGCTCCGTCGTCGCGCCGCCACTCCTTGCCGAGGACTGTATCCGTGAGTTGCTCCAGCCCGGCGTAGATGGCCCCCTCCATCCCCGCCCGGGGCGCGGTGCGTTCCAGCGTCCGGCGGGTGTCGCGCAGCGTGAAATACCCCTTCCCCTGATCGGGCCATGCGCCGTAGTCCAAGACAAAGCCGGTGAACTCGTCATCCCACGCCGTCACGACCCAGAACAGCAACTTCTGCTGGACGTCAATGAACGCCGTCAGGTGTGTGCTGCCGATGGAGAGAATCTGCCGCTCCATGCCGTTGGTCTTCTGGGCAATCTGGTCGGCGGTGAGCATGCCCTCCTCGATGACAGCGTCGAGCGGTTCGTTCTGGTACTCGGCGAAGAACGCGCCTTCGTCCTGGAACTTCAGATTCATTGCATGCTGGAGGGCGGACGCCTCGTCCGGGTTGTACCGCGCCGCCCACGCAACTTGTGCGCCATCGTCCATCTCCTGCCGGTGCGCCCTGTAGAACTCCGTCGCCCGCGCCAGGCCGCGTTCGGCCTTCAGGTCTGCCGAACGAATCTGCTCGTACTCGGACCAGAGGCGGTCGTTCTTCGGGAATACATAGAGCATCTTCGTGCGCTCGCCCTGCCACTCCGGGTGCTTGTCGCGGTCGAGGATGTTGTCGGCCATGTCGTGCCGGGAGATGACCGTGCAGGGCATGACGCCGGCGATCTTCTGCCCCGGACCCGCCAGGCCGAGCACCGCCCCGGCCAGGACTGCCTCGCGGTTCTCGCACTGAGACGGCGACCGCGCCGACTCGTCCGTCTGCGGGTCGTCAATCACCACGAGCGAGGGGCGGGCGCTGCGTCCGTCAGGCCGCTTGTACTTCATTCCGCGAATGCGACCCGTGATTCCGGCAACGCGGATGATTGCGCCAGAGGCGGCGCTGCCGGGGATCGTGGGCAGGACGATTTCCTTGGCCGTCCAGCCGATATGCGTCCGTTCCCCGTGGTACAGCTGGCCGTTGGCCCGATGCGCGATGCCGTCGAGCTTCTGAATTGGGAACACGGCTTCCGGGAAGTCGGCCAGGAGGAGGTCGTTCGAGTCCAACTCCATCTTGATGCTGTCGAGCATCTCCAGCGCCGACTTCTCGTCCGACCCGATGAGACACACGAACTCCCGGTGCCCGTACAGGATCGCCCAGAGGCAGGCGGTTTCGCACAGGCTGGTCTTACCGCTGCCCCGAGGCATGGCCATTGCGAAGAGACCGCCATGCAGCACGGCTTCCTCAATCTTGCGGATGACGCGCAGGTGGTCCGGCGACCATTCGAGGTGGAACGTCTCCGGGAAGTACTGCTCGCAGAAGAACTGGAAGTTTCCTGACGCCTTCTGCTTTCGCTCCGCGTCCACGACCTCCGGCAGTTCGCCGATATCGCGTCCGGCGGTGGAGATGGCGTCGCTCCGCGCGCGTGCCGCTTCCTTGACGGCCTCGTAGTCGCGCGCGGATTTCCTCGGCGCCGGGTTATGTCGTTCCCAGACCAACCATGCGACGTACCGGAACAAGTCCACGCGCCTCCCGTCGCCGATCCGAAACCCCGCCTCCATGCGGTGGCGACGGAGCTGCGGCTCCCCAATCACCGCGCCAAGGGGCGTGGAATTCAGGAGACGGACGAGTTCGGCAGGGCCCAGTTGCCTCGGATCAATTGCCACGCGCGCGTTCCTCCTGCCTGCCGCAGGCTTGGCTGCGGTGCGACACCAGCCAGGCAGCGTAATGAATCAGGTTGATGGTGCCATCGGGATTCGTCGGCGCGCCGCTGTCAGTGTCCCGTGCGATCATGTCCGGCGTCACCGGTCTGCCGCCGACGGCGCTCAACAGCCGCGCCGCCTGCTCGACGCTCATGGACGTGGGTTGCAGTTTCTCGGTCATGGCCGCAACTCCTTTCCGTGAGAATCTTTCGCCGGAGTCGTAACTGCCAATGACTGCGCAGCATATGGCATGCGGAATCTTGCAAAATGGACTTGAGCTTCGTGCGGAATCATGGCTGAATGTCCAATGTAGTAACGCACTGGTACGCAGCGGGTTACAGAAAAGGAGATGCGATGAACGCAGCACAGAAAAGATGGATTGAAC